ACAGATGAAAACCCTAAAGATACGGTAGGTATTAAGTTTGCAACAATGGCAGATGCAAAATCTACAGTAGCAAAAGTAAAAAGGATAAATAAACCTTACGCAAGAAAGATACAGATATTGACTGTAGGCGAACAACGTGCTAAAGTGATGGGTAAGACAGCAATAGCTAATGTCTTTAAATCAGGAAAAGCAGACTTGCGAAGGAAACATAATGCCGTATCTAACAAGTAGTATACCGTACTTTAAAGCATGGGTACGTAGAGAATACACAAAGAATATGGAAGAGTATCATGGCGACTTTCTACACGCTATGGTAATTGGCGTTACTACAATGCCTAACAGAACACTGAGTTTTCAAGTACTATTCACTGGATACGAATCAGACTACGATGACTCAGAAAACGTACATGGTGGTGCTATGTGGGCTAGAATGCCACTGACCGCACTAGTAGCTGATACACCGTTGGATGAATGGCCTGAAGAGTTACCACCATATTTAGCACAGCCTTGGGATTGTATGTCTCACACACATTCTGTGTATACACTAACACGTGCAACCCCAGCGCCCTGGATAGCCAAAGTAGACGGTGAGTTCTACCCAGCTAAGTATTACTTTACTGTAGACTATACAGATAATGAAGTAGCAGATGATCCTGCACAACACAAACAATCACACGTGTTGGAGCTATTAGATGCAGGAGAATATACTGGTAACATGGTTGCGTTACCCAATAATAGAGTGAGAGTAACTCACCCAGCTTGGTTTGAAACTGGACAAGGTGCGCCAGACTTTAGACCAAATCAAAATATATACAACTCAAAAGAGAACGTAGACTATGTATGGGATACGCAACGAGTTTTCAACAATCTTTACAGCGAGGATGAATCGTAATGGTTAAAAAGAAAAAAGGCATGGCTAAAGGTGCTATGATGAAAAAGAAAGGCATGGCTAAAGGCGCAATGGCTAAGAAGAAAAAAGGAATGGCTAGAGGTGCTATGGCTATGAAAAAGAAGGGAGCAGCTAAAGGCGCTCTTAAAATGGTTATGAAGAATGGTAAGAAAGTTCCATTCTACGCTGCTGATGGCAAAGGTAAAATGTACGGCGGTGGTATGGCTAAGAAAAAAGGTATGGCTAAAGGTGCTATGGCTAAGAAGAAGAAAAAAGGTATGGCCGTAGGCGGTATGAAGAAGAAGAAAGGCATGGCTGTAGGTGGCATGAAGCGCAAGCCAAAAGGTATGGCTAGAGGTGGATTCTTCGGTACAGTTGCAAACCCACTAAAGATGCGTAAAAAAGGCAGAGCCAAAGGCGGCGCTAGAGGTGGTAGACGTTAGCACAATGGCAAGATCACTAACCGAAAGACAACAGAGGTTCTTGGACGTACTGTTTGATGATGCTGGAGGTGACGTTGTACAGGCTAAGAAGTTAGCTGGGTATGGCGACAACTCCAGTACAACTGCTATAGTGGAGGCACTAAAAGATGAAATCGCTGAAAAAACTAGGACTTACTTTGCTAGGACTGCCCCGAAAGCTGCTGTGTCGCTTATGGGCGCTTTGCAAGATCCCACTCAGTTGGGTATCAAAGAAAAAATGATAGCAGCCAAGGATGTTCTTGACAGAGCAGGTCTTGGCAAAGTAGAGAAGGTGGATGTCACTAGTGGTGGTGGCATTTTTTATTTACCACCAAAAGAAGGTGCAAACGAATAATACCTCAAAGAGAGTTAGGCTTTTGGCAATTACCAAAGCCGCTTAAAACGCACAACAAACAATGGCACAAGATTGTCAGGTTTACTAAGAAAATACCATTTGGTTACGAACTAGATCCTGACAATGACAGATTACTTGTACCCATAGAACATGAGCTAGAAGCTTTAGAGCTTGCAAAACAACACCTCAGACAATATAGTTACAGAGCAGTAGCACAATGGCTGAGTAAAGAAACAGGCCGATACATATCACATATGGGCCTAAAGAAGAGAATAGAAGTTGAGCAAAGACGTAGAAAAGCATCTATCACTAAACGCAAGCTTGCCAAGTGGCTCGAAGAAACGCTCTCGGAAATCGAGAAGCTCGAAACCCAAGGAGTCGGTGCATACTCAGAAGCCTGTGGAAATCGAAACCCCCCAGATTCCAGCACAGGTAGTAGCACCTGAGTATGACGTTGAAGAAGCACAGGAAGTTGTATTCAAACCTAACGAGGGACCACAAACAACTTTTCTAAGTTCTTCTGAGAGAGAAGTATTGTACGGAGGGGCAGCAGGTGGTGGCAAGTCTTACGCCATGCTAGCAGACCCACTACACGGCTTAAACAATCCTCACTTCTCAGGACTCCTTGTACGACACACAACTGAGGAACTAAGGGAACTAATACAGAAGTCGCAGGAGTTATATCCACGTGCAGTACCAGGGATCAAATGGTCAGAACGTAAGTCTCAGTGGATTGCTCCTAAAGGTGGACGGTTATGGATGTCGTATCTGGATAAAGATACCGATGTCACACGTTACCAAGGACAGGCTTTTAACTGGATTGGATTTGACGAACTTACTCAATGGCCTACACCTTACGCTTGGGATTATATGAGGTCACGTCTTCGTAGCGCATACGGTAAAGATTTAGGGCTTTACATGAGAGCTACAACAAACCCAGGCGGTGCTGGACATGCTTGGGTAAAAAAGATGTTCATAGATCCTGCACCTGCAGGTCAAGCTTTCTGGGCCACAGACATTGAATCAAGTAAAGTTATTAAGTTCCCTAAAGGACACAGCAAGGAAGGTCAGCCTCTATTTAAGCGTAGGTTTATTCCTGCGTCACTCTTCGATAATCCCTACCTCGCTGAAGAGGGTGACTATGAGGCCATGCTCCTATCACTACCAGAGCATCAAAGAAAGCAACTCCTCGAAGGAAACTGGGACATCAACGAAGGAGCAGCGTTCCCAGAGTTCGACAGAACGAAACACGTCATCGAACGTTTCGACATTCCTAAGTCGTGGACGAGGTTTCGTGCTTGTGATTATGGGTATGGTAGCTATACTGGAGTGCTTTGGTTTACTATGGCACCTGATGAGCAACTTATAGTATACAGAGAGTTGTACGTTTCTAAAGTTACTGCTTCTGATTTAGCAGACTTAGTATTGCAAGCAGAAGTAGAAGACGGTGGAATGAGATACGGTGTGCTAGATAGCTCGTTATGGCACAAGCGTGGTGACACTGGTCCGTCACTAGCTGAACAAATGAACATGAAAGGTTGCAGGTGGAGGCCATCAGATAGGTCAAGAGGGTCACGTGTAGCAGGTAAAAACGAAATACATAGGCGACTAAAGGTAGACGAGTTTGTAGAAAAGCCTATGTTAGTGTTCATGGACAACTGTGTTAATACTATTGCACAGATACCAGCCATACCACTGGACAAAAAGAATCCAGAGGATGTGGATACAAAAGCAGAAGACCACTTGTATGATGCATTAAGATATGGTATAATGACAAGACCACGTAGCAGCATATGGGATTACAATCCTGCAAAACAACGATCAGGCTTCCAAGCCAGCGATTCAACATTTGGATATTAAGATGTTAGTAACTTGTCCTAAGTGTTCAATAATATATAATACAGATAAGTTTGATTGTTGTCCTAGATGTCAAGAAACCTATGATTTTGATAATGGTCCTTGGAAAGGTAAGTGATGAAAGCTTTTGTATTAGTAATAAGTATATGGGGAAACACTGGAACTGAGTGGGTATATACAGGCAATCAGTATGTATCACAAGAAATTTACACAAAAGAAGAGTGTCTTAAACTAGCAGACGCTTCTAATTGGAACAAGTTTCGCAACAATCCATTTTACGATATACAACTAGATTGTTTTAACAAGGATGATTATGATGGCTGAACAGGAAGAAATGTTTGAAACAACAGAGGTTGTTGCAGCAGAGGGCGCACTAGATTCTATATTTAAAGAAAGAGCAAGTGTAGTTAGTTTTGTAAAAGAAAGATATAAGAGGTCTGAAGATTCCAGGTATGCTGACGAACAGAGATGGTTAAGAGCATACCGCAACTACAGAGGATTGTATAGCAGCGATGTCCAATTTACAGACTCAGAAAAATCTCGTATCTTTGTAAAGGTAACAAAAACAAAAACACTGGCAGCGTATGGTCAAATAGTAGACGTTCTATTTGGCAACAATAAGTTTCCCTTATCTGTAAATCCAACTGTGTTACCTGACGGTGTAGCAGAATCTGTACATATAAATATAGACCCTAGAGCAGAGGCAGCAACTTCTGCTATTAGTGCAGCTATGGGTTCACCAGAGCCAAGACCGTATCTGATAGATGGTGATACAGAACTAAAGCCAGGAGAAACTCTTATTGATCTTCAGGCAAGACTAGGTGGTATGGATAATAAACTAGAGCCTGTATCTGAAAAAATTATAGAGGGTGATGGAACTACATCTACAACAGTTACTTTTCATCCTGCTATGGTTGCAGCTAAAAAAATGGAAAAGAAAATCCATGACCA